AATAATAGTAACTATTTTTTAGAAAAGTATCGAACTTATTACAGAAGAGCTACTGGAAGTCATACCGTTAATGAAAGAGTCTTGACGACAGGAAATATTGATAGTATAGCTTTTAATGAAAGTGACTTAGGAAATTACAAAGATTCTAAGCATCCGTCATCAAATATGGGTGAAAGAATAGATGTGTGGGCTGCTGGAACGGATATAGTAAGCGCATATACTAGTGGTGGACTTGTGACACATCCTCAAAATAGTTCTTATAAGATAGGTAATATCACTGGTACAAGTATGGCTTCTCCTCAAGTGGCCGGAGTGTTGGCTATGCTTGCTGAGTATTGGCCAAATATGACTCAAGAGCAAGCAAAGGAGTGGTTAATTAATAATTCTTCTTATGATCAACTAACAACTTATTATAATGGAGAGTTAGAAGCCACGAGTAATGTAAATGGTACAAATTATGATGGACAATATGGGTTAGGAAACCCTTATTATAATGGATCAGGTAAGGATGTTGGCGGCGCACCTAATAGAATATTGACATGGAAGAATATAAGACCAGTTGATAAACAAGTGTTTCCTAATAATATATTTCCACCATCACCAAAACCGGCATCCGGTAGAACTTATCCACGACCAAGAATAAGAAGACGTGGGTAATTTTATTTTAATCCTAAAAACTTTACTTATATAAATAAACTAAAATATGGAGAACAAAATGGATAATGAAGAAAATTTTGATGATGAAGTCGAAACAGTTGATACAACTGCGGAGCAGGACATCGAAGACATTGAAGAGCCTGAAGTAGAAGTAAATCCTATTTCAGAGCTTATTGGTTCTATTGAGGACAAAGATTTTGTTAAGTCTAATGATATTTTTAACAGTATGATTAGTGATAGATTGTCCACAGCATTGGATAACGAAAGAATAGCGATCGCTAATCGTCTTTATAATGACGCACCTGAAGCAGAAACTGAAGAAGGTGATATGGAGTACGATGAAGCGGTTTAATGATATACGACATTCTCTAAACGAAAACAAAAAGATGAATATATCTGGAGTGAAAGTAGAGATAGTCAAAGATAAAAACAAATTTAAAGTAATGGTTGATGGAAGCCTTCTTGACCGCTACCCGACTGAGAAGCAGGCGATAAAGATGGCGAAAGAATTCATCAAACAGTATAAAGGATAGAACTATGAAGCTTATTGCGGAATATAACGATCATGAATTGTCTTATGTTACTGAGGATACAGACTCAGGAAAGAAAAACTATGTGATCGAAGGTATCTTCGCACAGGCTGAAAGTAAGAATAGAAACGGCAGAATTTATCCAAGACCAATTTTGGAAGCTGCTGTGAATAAATTTGCAACTGAACAAGTTGCAACTAAGAGAGCGGTTGGAGAATTAAATCATCCAGATGGTCCAACTGTTAACTTAGATAAGGTTTCACATCGCATCACCGAACTTAATTGGGACGGTAACAATGTGATGGGAAAAGCGCTTATATTAGATACTCCAATGGGAAACATTGTAAAAGGTCTCCTCGATGGTGGTGTTCAACTAGGCGTTTCAACTCGTGGTATGGGAAGTCTTGAGAATCGTAATGGGACAATGTATGTTAAAGATGATTTTCATCTAGCAACTGTCGACATTGTACAAGATCCATCTGCTCCGCAAGCATTCGTTAATGGGATAATGGAAGGCGTAGAGTGGGTTTGGAACAATGGTGTAATTCAACCTCAACACCTTATTGAAGAAGATGTTGAAGAGATTGAAGAAGAAATTCAAGACGTTGAAAAAATTGAGACTGAAATTATAAAAGCTCCACGTCGTGATCTGCATTTAGTGCAGGAACGTGAGTTTAAGAATTTCCTCTCGTTGTTAAAATAAAAAAGAGGAGTCAAACATGACTGATCAAATCCAAGACCAGGATGTTGAGCTCGATGAAATCGACGAGATCGAAGAAGCTCATGATCCTAAGAATGCAGAGGCACAGTCAGTAGATGCAGCTGATAAAGCTACAGATGCTGGACCCACTGCAAAAGAGCCTGGCGGTAAAGGCACAAAAGCCGAGCCAATGCCAAAAACAAAAGCAGCCATGATTAATGCTATGTATGGTACAATGGGTAAAATGAAAAAACCTGCCCTAATGGCCATGTATAAAGAAATGATGGGTGAAGAAATTGAACTCGAAGACGAGATGATTACTTCAGACCATTCGCAAGATCTGGAAGCTTTGATTGCTAGCGAAGAAGGACTGGCTGAAGGTTTCAAAGATAAAGCTGCTACTATTTTCGAAGCTGCTGTTAACTCAAGAGTCCAAGAGCATATTGCTGCTAAACAAGCGGAAATGGACGCTCAACTGGAAGAAAGAGTTGCTGCACTTGAAGAGCAGTTTGCAACTGAAACAGAAGAAAGTCTCAATGAAACCAGAGAAGAGCTTATCGGTAAAATCGATAGCTATCTCAACTACGTAGTTGAAACTTGGATGGAAGAAAACAGAGTGGCTGTTGAAAAAGGTCTGCGCACAGAAATCGCAGAAACCTTTATGAGCAACCTAAAAGATCTGTTTAAAGAATCTTATATCGAAGTTCCTGAAGGAAAAGTTGACTTAGTCGACGATCTCGTGGAAACTATCGAAGATTTGGAAAAGCAAGTTAACACTAAAACAGAACAAGCAATAGCAATGAAAGAGGAATCAGAAGCTCTTCGTCGCACAATCATCGTTCGTGAGGCATCAAAAGATCTTGCTGATACTCAAGCTGCTAAGCTGGAAAAACTCGCAGAGAGCGTAGAATTTGAAAACGAAGAAACATTTGCGGAAAAAGTTGCAACTCTAAAGGAATCATACTTTGGAGCGAAAGCTGTTGAAGCAGATGATAGCATCGTAGAAGAAGAACTTTCAACTGAAGCAGAAGTCATCAGAGAAGAAGCTGACAATGCCGTAAGTTCAGATGTTATGTCACGTTACATCACTGCACTTAGAACTACATCTTAATAAGGGGACAAACTAAAATGTCTAATATGTATAAAAATCTCACAGAGAAATGGGCACCAGTGCTCAATGAAGAATCTGCGGGTAAAATCGAAGATTCTTACAGAAAAACCGTAACCGCTGTTGTTCTTGAAAACCAAGAAGCAGCTCTTAAAGAAGCACGTTCAATCAACGAAGATGTACCTGGAACTTCATCAGCATCAATCGATCGCTGGGATCCAGTACTCATCTCACTCGTACGTCGCGCTATGCCAAACATGATGGCATATGATGTCTGTGGTGTTCAGCCAATGACTGGTCCAACTGGCTTGATCTTCGCAATGAAGTCACGCTTTAAAACAACTCGTGGTGGTGCAACTGCTGGTGCAGAAGCATTGTTCAACGAAGCACCAACAAACTACTCAGGTGATTCAGCCGGTACACACGGCAACAACCCATCAGGTCTTTCAGGTCTTACAGACGGTGATGCAGACAGCACAATCGATGGAGAGCGTTCATCTACACATCCTGCAGGCGGTATGCCAACTGCAGACGGTGAAGGTCTTGGTTCAGGTGGTAGCACAGATCCAAACTCAGCATTTGCTGAAATGGGTTTCACCATCGAGAAATCAACTGTAACAGCGAAAACACGTGCACTGAAAGCAGAGTACAGCTTGGAGCTGGCACAAGACCTTAAAGCAATTCATGGTCTTGATGCAGAATCAGAACTGGCAAACATTTTGTCAGCAGAGATTCTCGCAGAAATCAACCGCGAAGTTATCCGTACAATTAACAGCCAAGCTAAAACCGGTGCTGGTACAGCTAACACAGCAATCAATGGTATCTTCAATGTACAAACAGATGCAGATGGCCGTTGGTCAGTAGAGAAGTTCAAAGGACTTATGGTACAAATCGAGCGTGAAGCAAATGCTATCGCAAAAGAAACTCGTAGAGGCCGTGGTAACTTTATCATCTGTTCATCAGATGTAGCTTCTGCTCTTGCTTCAACAGGTATGCTTGACTATGCTCCAGCGATGTCAACTAACCTGAACGTAGACGACACAGGAAACACTTTTGCTGGTGTTCTTAACGGTCGTACTCGCGTATACATTGACCCATATGCCGTTGCTGATTATATCACAGTCGGTTATAAAGGTACAAATGCATACGACGCAGGTCTCTTCTATTGCCCATACGTACCGCTCACAATGGTTCGTGCAGTTGGTGAAGAAGACTTCCAGCCACGTATCGGGTTTAAAACTCGTTATGGCATGGTATCAAACCCATTTGTTGGTAATACTCCAGCTAATGGTCTTGCTGCAGCGAAGTCTAACCAATACTACCGTATCTTCCGCGTGGACAACATCCTCGGCGCATAAGGGTTACCCCCATAATAAAAATAAAAGAAGAAACAAACTGGGCCGGTTTTCACCGGCCCTTATTTTTGGCTTTTATATATAAATAGAATAAAGAAAATAGGGAAAAAAAATGGCACTTCGTACAAATAATGTTAATTATTTACAGCCAAGCAATTTTAAGGTTACTATTGAAAGAAAGAAATATGGTAATCTTGAATTCTTTGCTCAAAGTGTGATTCATCCTGGAATTGCAGTGTCAGCCGCACAAGTACCTTTTAGTAGAATACAAACTGTTTCAGTTCCTGGTGATAGTATTAACTTCGATGAATTGCAATTGGATCTCATTATTGATGAAGATATGAATTCGTATATAGAAATATTCAATTGGATTAAATCACTTACTGATACAAGATCAGATCCAGCTTTAAAATTTGTAGAGCAAGATATATCTGTAAGTATTTTATCTAGTTCAAATAATGTTTTAAAAACCGTAAAATATTTAAATGCTGTACCAACAAGTATTGGTGCTTTAACATTTACAGCAACTGTAAACGATACGGATGTTATTACAATGCCTGTAAGTTTTAGAATAGATGAGTTCGAAATAGTTTGATATATAATACTATATGATGGAGAATATAATTGAATCTTGAAACAGTACTTAATGAGTGGGAAACTGACAGTAGAATCAATGAAGGTGATCTTGCACGAACTTCGGTAGATACTGCTAAACTACACTCTAAATATCTACAACTTCTATCAATCAATAAACTACAATTAAAGAAAGCAGAGCTTAAACAAAAAACTCTGCTGAAAGATAAATGGTTGTACTATAATAACAAGATGTCAAAAGAAGAAATAGAAGCAAAAGGATGGGAATACGATCCTTTTAATGGACTAAAAGTTATGAAAGGTGATATGAATCACTACTATGATTCTGATATAGATATTCAAAAGAGTGAAGAAACCATAACTTACTATAAGACGTTGGTTGAAACTCTACAAGAAATC